TTAATAAGGGAGACCTGTCATTAACGCTACATTTAGTCAATGATAAAGCAGGTCTCCCTATTTTAATGATAGTTTCTACTCTAATTAAGAGGAGGAGAAACCACCAATACGGAACAACTGATCACCACTAACTCTTTGATCATCAATCAAAGCAACAAATCGACAAGCATACACACGCTGATTATCAGTAGTAAACGCAATCTCAACCGCACCACCAACATTAGGGGCAGCATTATAAAACTGATAAAGCTCAGAACCATCAATCGGTTCAAGCACAAGCTCACCTGTCGTTACAGGTTCACCAACAGGTTTACCAAACGTTAAATAAGTTGTCTGATCTGTTGCAGAAGCAAAAAGAATTTTAAGGTTATCAAAAGTTGATTCGGTCATGTTTACCGTCACTTCACAGACCAAACCTGCATCCAAAACCCTTAACGGTGTATCACCATACTGATCCGATTTTAACTCATAAGTATTCTGAGTAATCGAAACAGTAACACCACCAAAGGTATGCCCGACATGCACTCCCTGAAAATATGCATAGCAAGGCCCAATGGATATGTTGTCAGAATCAAATACTAATGGATATTGTGGCATAACATAATCCTCCTTAGACTGTTGTTATTGTAGAACACATTTTACATTTAAAATGAACTTTATTTTGCTGCTTATAAGCACGATCAACATAACCAATTATAAAATTACAATCATCCCCTGGCTTTTTATCAAGGGGTCTTCCACATTTTTTACAAAACCCCTCATAAATAATTGGTTTTTTTTCATCTCCATAATCGAGATTTTCACAAAATTTGCAGCTTTTAATTTTTCCTTTACAAACCACACGAACCATTCGGTATCTGTACTGATCCATATCAACAAGTCCTTACCTTTTAAAAAACTCATTAAAACCAAAGGAAACAATTTTAACAAAAATTGGATTTCCGGCATCACCTTCTGTCGGAGCATCCACAACGGAGTTGATTCCAATCTTACCAATAATCCATGATGTAGTATATTCCTTATACTTTTCATCAAATAGTTCAATCAACCTTTCGGCAACTTGACCAAGTATTGTTTGATCTGTTGATAAAGTACGTAAGTAATATGTCATATCAGGATATTGATTAGGATAAGACCAAGCCCCTCCCCTGCCCCTAATAGTTTTACGATAAATAATAGCGCAAGGGTAATCTGTATGATAAGTTATATCAAACGTTGGATACCAAGCATAAATTCTTTTATCCTGAGAAGTAATCCCCATTAAAGAAATTAAACTGGCATCATTAATAACTGTCTGTACAAGGTATCTATCAGTTTCTATCATTCTTGATAGCTTCTCCAAATAATATGAATTTCAATAGCTTTTTTAACAGTAGGTCTTTTTGTAGATTCTTGTAATGCTTTTCTAAATTCTTCTCTAATTCTTTTTTTAATTTCCGGTTTAGCTGCTGCAACAGCAGAAGTAAAATATGGACGATGAAATTCATATTCTTCTGAATCTAAAATCTGACCATATTGTAATGTTGTTTTCTTTTCAGATTTAGCTTTAGATTCGTCAGCAAAAATAAAAATCTTTCCCCATTGAAACCATATTTTATAAGGAGGTTCATGTTCTCTAATGCCAACGATAACCGTACCATCTTTTATCTCATAATAAATAGATTTATAAAGCGTTCCACTTTGAGGAAATTCTGTTTGTCTACCTTTTTCTGGTGAGGATGGAGGGCCACCACGTTCAGATGCTTGATATGTTCCTACCTTAACATTTTGTTGACCATAAGGCATTGATTTGTCCACATAGTAAACATCATATTCCCATCCTGTCGGTGCTGTAGACAACAAAAAATGAACTTCATCCTGTATTAAAAAACCTAACCAATCAAGTAAAGGATCAAGAGTTTCATCAATTTTATCTAAAATAGGTATTAAAATATCTTCAGTTATATGATCACCTAATTTACTTTTTTTAGCAATTCTGCGTAAATTAACGATTTCTTTTCTAATAGTTTGTTCTGCTTTTTCTACCATTATTTATTTTCACTATGTTTCTGATAAACCCAAGTACACTTCTTTATGATGCAATACTGTACTATCATAAATAGATGCAACAGGCTTTACAAAAAGCTCAAGACCATTCCAAACAACTTTATCATCTTTTTGTATATCTTCATCTTTTAAAAAAAATCCAAGATAGTCATTTTCTGCTGATACTCCAGAAACTAAAATTCTCAATCCAGCAGAACTTTCAAATAAATTTTGAATTCTACATTTAACGTTTGATTTTAAAAGAGAATATGTTTTAGGTGTAGTATATCCTTCATCAGTAGAAGTTGTTGCCCCTACTCTATAAATATCACACCTTTGAGCTAATAAGCCCTTATAACTCATGCAAAAGCTACCTTTCTATATTTCATTAAATTTTCAAAAATCTGAGGAGAATATCCTCTTAACTCTTTTTGAAAAAATGGAGACATTAATTTATAAGAGTAATTGCCCATACGTTCCGATTCCATCATAGAATTTTCTGGAGCATTTACATAATTTTTAATTGCCATGAAACAAAGATATTTTAATTCCGATATTTCTTGAGAATCTTCAGCATATCCACCTTTCCAAATAGTTTTAATATTCTGCAAATAACCAAAATCAAAACCCTGTGCATAAATTAATTTTCCTCTACGATTATAAAGAATATATCCATCAGAAGCATCATAATCATCTGAAGCTGCAACAGATAAAGTTTCACCACTTATAGAAAATTCTGTTATAGAAGCAACAGGATAAGTAGGAAACCAAAATGTAGCTGTTTTAGGTGGATCAAATACCGCATAGTGTAAATAATTAGCATCATAATTATCAGTATCCGTATCATCATAAGTAAATGTTCTTTCCACCAATACACGATTACAGAAAATTTCAAACTGCATTGATACAGCATTAATCATAGCTTCAATCATATTTTTAATTCGCTCATCTTCAAGCATTTCCTCATCATTTGCCATTTGAAAATAATATGTAGTATCTATTAATGCATTTTTATTTAAAGCCATGATCTACCTCTTATTATTCTATATGTGAAAACAACTTATCCTTTGGCCCAGGATATTTTGTTATATCTCCATTTTTAATATCCTCAATGGATTTATCTTCAGGTGCTTGAAACACCGCTTTATGCTCTGGTGGCGCATAAGCCATTTTATTTTGATCACTACCAAAAACTACTGCTTTTCCTGCTTGAACAAATCGATCTCCAATATCCGTATTTAAAGTAATTTTTACTTTTCCAAAATGTCTTATTAAATTCCGATCTAACAATTTGTATTTTTTCTGCATGACAACCAACCTCCCTTTAAAAAGCAAGGGCAGAGACCGGAATCTCTGCCCTTACAACCGCATAAATTAATTCCGGTTTAAATTAAAAAAATAAAAATCCAGAATTAAGTAGCTGCTACTTTAGGTTTCCTGCCTGTTCCATAAGTCAAAGTAGGTGCTGTACCCACCTGAGTTACAGGTCTGCGCTGATTTTCGTAAGTCATATACAAACAAGACCACACAACAGCATCAGTTCCAACAGTAACGTTGACTCTGACATAGCGCATAGGATCATAAACCTCAATGAGATAAAGATCAGCTTCATCAATTTGATCTACCGTAATAAAGTCTTCATCCCAAGTTGATTGATCCGCTGAATCCTGAATAATAAGATCCAGAGTTCCCCCTGTACCAACACTTCCTACATCAGCAACAATCAAAAGACTGTTGGGAAGCTGTTCATCGGCCCAAAGGTCAACACCATCATCATCAGGCGCATTTGCAGCAGCACCAGCAGCATCGGATACTGCTTGCTGAAAATACCCAAATTTGTAGTTGGAAAGCATATCAAACATAATAATTTCCTCCTATTATATTATAAAAAAATTAGTTTTTAGTTAAGCTACAATTACTAAAAAATTAAGAAGTCGCAGAATCCAAAATAACGAACGCTTGTGGAATTGCAGCTTGACCATCTAATCGACCAGAACATCTCAAAGCTGTTCTATTATTACGGAATTTATAATGGCGTGAGGAATCCATTGAAAAATCCTGACGGAATCCAATATAATACCACGTCCATGTTCCAAGAATGAGATCTCCAGTAGATCCAAGAGCAGGAATCTTACCATCTGCCAAATAAGCAGGTCTTCCCAGGATAGTCATATCATAACCTTTTGTAAGATCCGGAAAGTAATGCTCTTGAAGTACAAGATCACCATTATCTGTAGTCTGACCACGTAAAGCTGCCCGACCATTTTTAGTAATAAACCAAACAGCACCGGAATCAAAAACTGCTGGCATACGTGCTTCCATATTCAAAACATCATGAAATTCAATGGTGGAAGCGGTTTGACGAAAAACAGACAAAACAGAGGGATCATTGATAATCCCCAAAGGCTGTTTTCCACCTGTGCCTTGTATAAAGGAACGGTCAGTATACCAATACCAAGCTGCTCTAAAAAGACGAGTCAAATAATTAATAAGATTAATTACTGAATCATCTAACAAGGTATTAGTAATTTCACTATATCCTGCCAATTCATGAACAATCATTTCAACCATAGCAAAGGTAGGTTCAGTTTCCGGTTTTTCTCCACCTTCCTCCACCCAATCAAAGGTGACTCCAGCAAAGTGATCAAATCCAGCATCTTCAACATCAGGATTTTGAGCCAGTTTCGGAAACTGGATCTTCTCCCCACTCATAGGCCAAACAGTTGATCTTTGCCAAACCAGAGTATCTTCCGCATCATACATAATCATGATATTGCGAAATTCTTCCGGTACAAGATAACCACCTTCAGGATCAACAGATTCAGACATTAATTTACTAACCATCCCATTTTTAAGATAGGTAGCAAAATCTTTTGCCCAACCCTGCATTTCTTCTGAAGCATAAACCCAAGGATTAGATTTGTTGTTAAGGTTAATGACTGACCCTTGCGGAGTTGTCATTACACCACCATCAATTTTCAAAGAAGGATTGGTAATGAGGTATTTGTTAACATCTTTGGTTTTAAAAGGAACCTGTACATCTTCCTGCAAATCTTTTATCATCGTTTGTACAGTTTCTTTCACCATACCAGAGAACTCATCTCCTTCTAAAGCACCTGTAACTTGCTCTTTCAACAGAGCAATAAGTTCTTCTTTACTAAGTTTCATGGAAATATCCTCCTGTTAATTAAATTTAAATTTTAAACTTCAATCTTAAAAGCATCCTTAACTTCTTTCAACGTTTCCTTTAGTTTTTCACTCAAACCCGATTTAACAGCAGCATTAACGGTATCCTTATTTGATAACATATCATCGTCCAATTCAATCACGTCATCGGAATTGCTTTTATCGTTACCATCAGGGGAAAGTAACGAATCATCAATTTCAATTTCGTCATCGGATTTTGAATCTTGATTATTATCATCATCAGAACCGTTTATATCAGTATCACTTATATTATCATCTATTTCTGAATTAGAATCAACAGTTTTTTCACTAAGCAATAATTTAATTTCAGTCACACCCTCAAGAAATTTCTCAAGAGCAGTTTCAACACCTTTTGAAATTCCATCAAGATGTTTTTCTAAAGTATCATTAAGTTCCAATAAAAAATCTTTCATCATTTTCTCAACATCTACAATTTCATCATCAGTATTATAAATTTCAGGAGATGTTTCTCCATCAGAAGCAACATCTTCAGAAGTCATAACTTTAATTGGATTATCAAAATGAGGAACTTCTTTTTCAACTTCTTTTTCTTCAATTTTAAAATCTTGTTTATCTTTAATCCATTTCCAATCATAATAATGAAGTTTATAAGTATTATCAGTATTATCATTAATCCATCCCTTTACATCTCCAGTATTATAAATTTCAGGATCAAAATAAAAACCAACAGGTATCGGATCTTCAGTAAAAGATCCATCAGAACCGATTGAAGAAATTGAATTAGCATAGACCGCTTGAACTCCAGGGCAATCAGGATGAAAATCTTTTATTTCAGGGTTAACAAATTCTGCCAATTCTTCACGTACTGGATAAAAAAGACCACCTTCAGTTTTAGCAAACTTTGTAGGAAACCCCATTTGAAGCATATTTTGACACTCAGTTTCACCATGAAATGATACAGTAGCATTTGGATTTGCAGGAATAGTTACACCAGAAATTTCAAGTAATTCCTGTTTAGTAAATTCCGTTCCCCCACCCCATTTATCTTCCTCATCTCTAAAAGCAAACTCAATTCCCCTAAAACCAACAGAAAAAGAAGTTAAAAATCCATTTTTATATTTATTAAAAATTTTCAAAGATTCTTCATCATTCTCATCAAACTGAGGTTTAAATAAAAGACGTTTACTCTCATGGTCTACCCATGTTCGCAAAGACCGAGCAATCGGAACTCCCCAATAATTATGACTCCAGGGAATCATAGGATTCTTTTTAAAATTTTTAAGATTCCATCCATCCTGACGAATAATATCTTTATCCCTATCCTCATCTTCAGTAGATGCAATAGCAATAAAGGTTTTCGTCTTTTCATCCAATTGTTCAATCTTACTAACTGGAATATCCATCGCCTTTATTTGATCCCCATCTTTTAAAACAGGCCGACCATCTTTTGCTAAAATATCATAAGCCATGATTATTCTCCTTATATAATTATTTATTTTCTGTTATCGTACAATCACATGAAAAATTCAAAATTTCATTAGGAAATCTATTTCTCATATTACCTATTTTAAAGTGATCTAATGAATTTTCTTTTTCCAATTTTCCTCTATGTCCACATTCATTACTATTAATTATCCATGTCATCTGCTTACCTTTAGAAGTAAAAATCAACCACTTAACATAATTAATACTTCCTCTTGATAATGCGTTTACAATTTTAGACATTCTTGGATTAGAGTTAAATTGATTTAATACATAGTCTTCCCAAATAGAATCTTTCCATCTTGGATTTTTAAAAACAGTTTTTTCAAATTCATCGACCACCTTATCCACCATTGGAAGTATCCAATCTTCTTGATCTACTTTGATTGGTTTTATTCCAAAATACTCAATCATATTTTGAACAAGGGCTGTTGTTATTTCAAAAAACAATCCCTGTAAATCATTCTTAAAATTATCATGACTTAAATTAACAATTTTTTCCTGCAAATAATTATGTAAAACATTTCTTACTTTATCATATAAAAATTTAAAGTGTTCATTTCCTAATGCTTCCATATCTATAGACCTACCATCTGTAGGGTTATCATCTCGATCATCAGATCCATCAGGATTCACATGAGAATCAGGTTCATCATCTCTGTCATCATCCTCTGGATCTGTAGGTGTCTCAGCTATTGCAATTCCTGCATCAATAACTTCTTGTACTTTACTCATTGGAATCATGTCTTTTGGAATAAAAATTTCATCACCACCATCAATCGGTTCTAAATTATGAATTTTTTCTCTAAATTCATTTACTGTCATAGTTGGAACAGAAACATGAATTCGTCCTTCTTGTACTTCAATTAACCGATCTCTTGGTATAGGATTTTTATGCTTAAATTCAATGTTTTCATTAAATGTCGGCATTACCTCTTTAGTAATTTCTTCATCCCAAAGAGTTAAACGTGGCTGAATAGATTCTCTATTAAAAGCAATATCATCCTGTACATTACCTTGTCTGTTTCCTTCAGTAAAACCTAACTTTGATTTCGGAACACGATATGCTGCTAAAACTTTTTCTCTTGACCATTGAGCAAGATTTAAAAATTCAAAATCTTTATTAGCAAAAGATATAGGCACAGGTTTTAATCCTGAATCTAAAATTGCTGTATCATGATAATACCCTTGATATTTTGATTTCCACCTTTCTTTTAATTCATCAGCTTTCTCCTGATCTATGCGCTCATCAGTAGTTAAAGCAAAATCAATTCTTGCAGAATTTTTGAAAAAATCTCTTTCATAAATTTCTATGTAAGAATCAATATCTTGAGCATATGCTTGAGATTGTATTGGAGAAGCTCCAATAAAAGCATTAATAGGGTGAACATAATTTAAAATAATTAATTCGCTAATATCAAAATCAATAAAACCATTACCACTTTTAAATTGATATTTAACTGTTGGCCTGACAATATCATCTGAAACGTCACATTTTATAAAATCATTCATATTCAAAGGCCAAAGTTCCCAAACCTGTCCTAATTTATTCTTTGCCATATACACAAAAGACATTCCACACATATCCAATTGTATTTGACAAAATGATTTAATAAATCTAAAACTCATTAAATCATTAGGATTTCTAAATGGTTTAGTATAAATTTGATAGCCTTTATTTTTAGTAGATAATTCTTCACCTGTATTTTTATTATAAAAAGAATAAGGTAAAGTAGAAACCCGATCAGAAATTAAACTAACAGAAGAAGAAACCCAGGATTTATACTCAGCCAATTGAATTTTAGGTTGAGTTTTTAAGTTAACCGCACCACCTGTTTTTTCCCTATTAATCATTGTAACTAATTCATTATAAGATTTCTTTCCCCATGTAATATTCAAAGGGCCGATTTTCATATTCCTTCTCCTACTGTGTTTTTTATCGTCTTGCGATATAACACATTAATAAATATTAGGCCCGAAACTTCCACGAAACAGTTCTTTGGCTCCCTCTCTTGCAAACCAGGAACCCATTACTATATCAGAAGTCTCGAAAAAAGGATGATGTTTAAATTCTTGAAAAGCCTTATGCCAAGGATTACGTTCATCAATATTTCCAACTCCAGGTTTGTCTTTAAAACAAAACATCCACTCTTGATTTTCAAATTCTTTATCAATAGAAGGTAAACCTGTTATTGGATCAGCTTTGTTTCTTCCGGTTAAAAATGGTTCTACTTTAATACCGTACCTTCTTACTTTCTCATCTCCCAACGATGAAATTAACATATCAATAATTGCTTCTTGAACACCGTTGTTTTCTGCTTTGTACAAATCGCAACCGTATTTCCTGAAGTATTTGATCATAAGAGGTATAATATCTCCTGCCCCCCTTAACATATCAATTTCTACAGGAACCTTTAAACCTGTTTTCTTATGAACTGCGAGAACCACTAAAACCGTTCCTGGCCTTTGTAATCCAGCAAAGTCAATCCCCCCAATAAAATACCAATTGGATTCATCCTCTATAATAGAAGAAGGACTAACACCGTAATGACAACATTTAAAAAAATTAGGAAAAGTTTTATCAGAATCAGTATAAGGCACTAAACGATAACCACGATCAAAATCCCTTGTACCTAATTCTTGGTGCTTGGCTTCAAGATCCTTTTTATTGAATAATGACCATAATGGAAAATTCATTTTTCGATTAAAAGAATCTTCATATATTAAACTTTCTTTATCTTCAGCTACAGCAATACTCATCCACGACCATATCGGATTATTTTGTATTACTGCTGCAAGATCGTTTTCATGCCACTTATTCATCATAACCAATGCTTCTGAATCTTGTGGAATCAAACGAGTTAACCAAATGTTTTTGAAGGTATCTTCTATCTTGACTCTTGTGGTAGGTTCTAAAACTGCGGTTTTTAAATCTTGCGGATCATCGAAGACTATTAGATTTGCACGACCACCAATAGCTGTTGACATAACACCATAAGCTTCAACCGTACCATCTTTAAGCATAGCTGATCGCTTAACAATGAATCTTTGCGATCCCCAAATTGGTGTAGGGATTATGTGTGGGGCTTCACGTTTAAAATCGTCATCTTTCTGAATGTAATCTCTTAAAGCTCTACATCTTTTTACTGCTTCTGTTTCAGAAACATGAACAACTTTAATAAGAATGTTTGGATTTTCAGCAATGCGATACAATAAATATCCGGTACATAATTGTTCAGTCTTACCATGTCCAAAAGCTCCTAATACAAGGAATCTATTAAAACCTTTAGATCTTGCGTACCTAATAAAACGGTGCATAATATCATGCACCGCTTCATTTTTTACAAGTTTTCCTTTAGTATCTTTTAAAATTCTTTGTACAAAATATTCTGACTTTTTTGGAACCATGTCCTCATAGGACACATTTATATTATCTAAAAGAAAGGCAAGCTTACTTTTCAAAAATGTTCCCATCTCCTGATTAAAAGCTGTTTCCATTTAAGCAATCTTCTCCACTTCATATGTTAATTCTTTTACTTGCTGCATATTAATTACTTCAGAATCAACATCAAGTTCTTTTAATTTAGCATAAATAGAAGATCTAACATGAGGATCAAGGGAATTGATAACACTAAAAACCAACTTCATAAAAGAATTTAATTTCAATTCATATTCATGTCGAATGGTATCTTTCTTACCATATTTATCAGGATATAAACGCTCAAGCATCCAAGAAGATGCTTGCCATTGCCCCATATCTCCAGCTTCTTTTATATTTCCCAAATTATCTGATTCACACTTTAAAGAACAAGCCTGTACAAAATCTTCAAATTCAGGATCAGATCGGAAAACACTAAGCTTATATTTACTCACACCCACAAGTTTTGCAGCATCATCTATACTTAGCCCTCTTTCCATATACAAACAAAGCTTGCTTTTTATCAGGGTGTTTTGTATAGTCTTAGATATGTTGTCAGGTTTGGTTTTAAGATTTAATTTTTTTGCCATTGTTACATTTTTACCCTAAAACAAATAATAAATTAACGTAATAAAAAACTTATTTTCATTTTAAAGTATTTTATACAAGTATGTCAAGGGGTTTTTAAAATGAAGACCAAATCAATTGATCGATTCAATCAAACCGATACAACATTCCTAAACAATTTTCAAGAGGTAATGTTAGAAAGGATTAACTTAAATTATGATAGATCATATACTAAAAGTAGAGCAGACAAGCTTGTACGCAACATTTTAAAACGACCACCAGATAGTTTC